GCCGTTGCCTGATCCTGCACCAGTAGAGACAGACGCACCGCCTACGGTGAAACCTTCGGCAACAGGTGGAGGCAAGACTGGAGATGGACCAAGCTTAACAATAAACCCATCAGTAGTAACTGATCCGAATAAAAATGTAAACACTGGACCACAAGGACCAACTGGAGGACTTAATATATGAACGCTCGTGAGTGTTATAACAAATTGGCTACAGACCGTTCTCAGTTTCTGGACACTGCAGTCGAATGTTCTGAACTCACGTTACCTTATTTAGTTACAGATGATTTATCTTCTAAGCAAAATCATCGTAGACTTACTCAGCCTTGGCAGAGTGTAGGAGCAAAAGCAGTAGTAACGTTAGCAGCTAAACTTATGCTAGCGTTACTGCCTCCACAAACTACATTCTTCAAGCTACAAATAAGAGAAGATAAACTTGGTGAAGAAATACCTAGAGACATTAGAAGTGAATTAGATCTATCCTTTTCTAAATTAGAGAAGATGGTAATGGATTATATTGCAGCTTCTAGTGATAGAGTAGTAGTTCACCAAGCTTTGAAACATCTTATCGTAAGTGGTAATGCCCTTATATTTATGGGTAAGGATGGTTTAAAAAACTTTCCACTAAATAGGTATGTAGTCAGACGAGATGGTAATGGTAACATCCTAGAAATAGTTACTAAGGAACTTATAAACAGAAAGGTATTAGGTCTTGATCTGCCAGTACCAGAGCAACCAAATTCGGTTGTTGATAATGGACAAGGATCATATGGAGAAGACGTAGAGGTATACACCCGTGTCAGACTGGACGAAAAATCAGGTCGTTGGAAGTGGCATCAGGAAGTTGATGATTTAATCATACCTGATAGCCGAAGTACCGCACCTAAGAATGCAAGTCCATGGCTACCCCTCCGATTTAACACGGTAGACGGTGAAGATTATGGAAGAGGAAGAGTTGAAGAGTTTATCGGTGACTTGAGATCCCTTGAAGGACTCTCTCAGGCACTCGTAGAAGGCTCTGCAGCGGCTGCTAAGGTAGTCTTCCTAGTGTCACCCTCCTCAACTACAAAACCTAAGACCATAGCCGAGGCTGGGTCAGGTGCTATAGTCCAAGGACGACCAGAAGATGTAGCTGTAATTCAAGTAGGTAAAACTGCTGATTTTCAGACAGCTTCTCAGATGACACAAAATCTAGAAAGAAGAATAGGAGAAGCATTCATGCAGTTAAACGTTCGTCAATCAGAACGTACTACTGCTGAAGAGGTACGCCTTACTCAAATGGAATTAGAACAACAGCTGGGAGGACTATTTAGTTTACTCACGGTTGAATTTTTAATACCTTATTTGAACAGAACTCTTTTAGTCTTACAAAGAAGTAATCAAATACCTAAGATACCAAAAGATCTTGCACGTCCATCTATAGTAGCAGGTATTAATGCACTTGGTAGAGGACAAGATAGAGAAAGTCTAACTACATTTATAGGTACTATTGCTCAGACATTAGGACCAGAAGCTTTAATGAAATTCCTTGATCCGTCAGAAGCTATCAAACGTTTAGCAGCTGCACAAGGTATTGATATATTAAATCTTGTTAAGACAGAAGAGCAGATGGCTCAAGAACAGCAACAAGCAATGCAAGCTCAACAGATGCAATCATTAACTGATCAAGCTGGTCAACTAGCAGGATCACCAATGGTAGATCCATCTAAGAATGCTGCAGTAGCTGCTGCTAATCAGCCACCTGAAGAACAACAACCACCTCAAGAATAGTATGGCAGAAACAATGACTTACGACCCTGGTACTGATTCAGTTACCATGGGAGATAACTTAACACCTGATGAGCAAGAGTCTCTACAGGTAGGAGAAACGTTACAACAAGAACAAGAAGGTCTTCTTGCAGGTAAATATAAAAATGCAGAAGAATTAGAAAAAGCGTATGGAGAACTCGAACGAAAACTCGGAGAACAAGGTAATAAAGATAGCGAGACAGTTGACGAGGCTGAGGTTCAAGAATCCGACGAAGTATCAGAAGAAAAGGAAGAAACTTCAGAAGATTCTGCGGTCACTACCCTCTTAAATGAAGCTAATAAAGAGTACTATGATAACGATCAAAGCTTATCTAAAGAAACTATAGATAAGTTTTCGGAAATGAGTAGCACTGAATTAGTTAGTGCTTATCTTGAAAGTCTTAAAGGTGCTCAAGCTCAACAACAAACACAAGCTGCCCCTGAATTAACTGACAAAGATATAAATGTTGTTAAGAATTCAGCTGGTGGTGAAGCTGAGTATGGTAAAATTATTGAATGGGCTAGAGAGTCATATGAACAATCTGATATAGATTCTTTTAATAATCTCATTGCCACAGGTAATGTAGGTGCTATTAAGTTAGCAGTTGCAGGACTGAAAGCTCAGTATCAAGATGCAAACGGCTACGAAGGAAAGATGTATTCAGGTAAACCACCTACAACTTCTAAGGATTCCTTTAGAAGTCAACAAGAACTAGTCGCAGCTATGAGTGATCCTCGTTACGATGAAGATCCTGCTTATAGACAAGACGTAATTGAAAAACTAGATCGTTCTGATAACGTGAAATTCTGATGAGTATTAGAGCACGAAACATGCAGTTGCTTGAAACCAAAAAAGCAGCTGGTTATAAATTAACTGACGCTGAGCTGAAAAAATTAGCAAAGTATAACGCAGAAAAATTAAAGATTAATAAGAAGAAGAAGTAGCGGAGACCCGAAAGATCGTCCTCTCCCACACGTACTTTTATTCTTATCTATTAATGACAACTACAACTGAATCAGGCAACCGTCAAAACAGATTCGCTACCGAACCACAAGTACAGGTAATCGAAGGTGATTATTTTGATAACGCTGAGCGTGTAAACGGTCAACTAGCTATGCTAGGTTTTGTGGCTGCTCTTGGTTCATACATAATAACTGGACAAATTATTCCTGGCATTTTTTAAATGGCAACTACAGTAACATTAACAAAACCATCTAATAACTGGCAGAGTTTTTGTGACTGGGTTACTAGTACCGACAACCGTATTTATCTCGGTTGGTTCGGTGTCCTAATGATCCCTGCACTATTAACAGCAACAACAGCATTCATACTTGCGTTTATTGCGGCTCCTCCAGTAGACATAGATGGCATACGCGAACCCGTCGCAGGCTCTCTACTCTATGGCAACAACATCATCTCAGGGGCAGTCGTCCCGTCATCTAACGCAATCGGTCTTCACTTCTACCCAATCTGGGAAGCTGCAACCATCGACGAATGGTTATATAACGGAGGACCATATCAACTCGTTGTGTTCCACTTTCTCATCGGTATCGCAGCATACATGGGACGACAATGGGAACTTAGTTATCGACTAGGTATGAGACCTTGGATATGTGTAGCATATTCAGCTCCCGTCTCCGCAGCCTTTGCTGTATTCTTAGTCTACCCCTTTGGACAAGGAAGTTTCTCCGATGGTATGCCACTAGGTATATCAGGGACGTTCAACTTCATGTTTGTCTTTCAAGCAGAACATAATATATTAATGCATCCCTTCCATATGGCTGGGGTAATTGGTATGTTTGGTGGTGCTTTGTTTGCTGCTATGCATGGTTCATTAGTGACTTCTTCATTAATACGTGAGACAACTGAGAATGAGTCTCAGAACTATGGATATAAATTCGGTCAAGAGGAAGAGACGTATAACATTGTTGCGGCTCATGGCTACTTTGGAAGACTTATCTTTCAATACGCCAGTTTTAATAATAGTCGTAGCCTTCATTTCTTCCTTGCTGTTTTCCCAGTCGTTTGCGTATGGCTCACCTCTATGGGAATCAGTACTATGGCTTTTAATCTCAACGGTTTTAACTTCAATCAGTCAATCGTTGATTCAAATGGTAGGGTTGTCCCTACTTGGGCAGACGTCTTGAACCGTGCTAACCTAGGCATGGAAGTGATGCACGAAAGAAACGCACATAATTTCCCGCTTGATCTTGCGGCTAAAGAGATCACACCCATAGCTTAAACATCACGTCCGTTCATCCTTTCACAAGGACGCATGCATCCACAACATGGAACGGGGTTGTGGTACTGGAGAATTACTATGTCAGTAAAACTAAGGTATCGTGGTGTAACTTACACAAAAAACATTTAATTAATTTAACATGAAAAAAATTGCACTAGCCCTAGCGGCAACTCTCGCTTCAGCTCCTGCAATGGCTGGCGTCTATATCAACGCTGAGTCAAACGGATCTTATACAGGAAATAATTTTACAGGTAGAGCAACTGATCTTCATCTTGGTTATGAAGGTGATGTAGGTTCTCTTGGATATTACATTCAAGGTGGTCCTGCTTTTACTTCTCCTGATGGAGCTGACGGTAACACAGATTTCTCTGGCAAAGGTGGGCTATCCATTGCTGCTTCTGAGAAGCTAGACATCTACGGTGAGGTTTCATTCCTTACAGATGAAGTTAATGATACAGCTTATGGTACAAAGATAGGCGCTAAGTTTAAATTCTAATGGCTCATCAAAACAGTGCTATGAGAGCAGGGGTCACCTCTTACTCTCCTGAACCTGAGAAAGTTGATACTAATCCTAGTGATCAACAACCCCCAGGTGTCGATGAGGATGACATGCCTCAATCTCTAGAAGAAGCTCTTCTCGGTGAGTAAAATTAATGAACTATGGATAGTAGTCTTCGGATTACTATCCTTCATTCTATATGTAGAATGGTCTCATGTGATCTATCATGAGAAGGCGGCACCTCATTGTGCCTCCAGCGAGATTAGTTTAGCGGTAAAACTGTAGCCTTCCAAGCTATTGTCATCGGTTCGATTCCGATATCTCGCTTTGGCTTTAGCCCTGTACGCAGGATACCTTTAGCCGTCTAGACGGTGGGATAGACCACAACAAATTGATCAAAAAAATTTCAGCTGAGAACGTATATATTTAAACTTTATCCAATTTAATGGCACATCAAAATAGCGCCCTGGCTGCTGCTTTAACAGGACCAGGTGCTGATAATGGCGACTTAACAACAGTCGGAGATGACGGCTCGAAACGTAGAGCCCTCTATCTTAAGCTATTCTCAGGTGAGTTATTCAAAGGATTCCAGCACAATACAATTGCTAGGGATCTCGTGATGAAGCGTACCCTCAAGAACGGTAAGTCTTTACAGTTCATTTACACGGGACGCACAAGCGCAGAATATCATACACCAGGGAATTCAATACTAGGTAATGGTGACAGTGCACCTCCAGTAGCAGAGAAGACAATCACGGTTGATGATCTACTCATCTCCAGTGCATTCGTCTATGAGCTCGATGAGACACTTGCGCATTACGATCTGCGTGGCGAAATAAGTCGTAAAATCGGCTACGCTTTAGCAGAAAAATATGACAGAAAGATTTTCCAAGCTGTTACTAAGGCAGCTCGTAAGGCTTCACCAATCACTAAGACTTCTTATGTTGAACCAGGTGGAACTCAGGTACGTGTAGGTTCAACAGGAACCAATGCATCTGATGCTTATGATGCTGATCTACTAGTGAATGCATTCTATGATGCTGCAGCTGCACTAGACGAGAAAGGAGTTAGCACAGAAGGACGTGTAGGTATTCTTAACCCGCGCCAATACTATGAGCTAATCCAGAAGACTGGTGATAGTGGACTAATCAATAGAGACGAGCAAGGTTCTGCACGTCAGAAAGGAAACGGAGTTGTTGAAATTGCAGGCATTAAGATCTTCAAATCAATGAACATCCCATTCTTCGGACGCTACGGTACTAAGTTTGGAACAGCTTCTGCTACTAACCCAGGTGTTGCCGATCCAGGTAACAAGGGTGACTTCGTAGAAGTTGAAATGGTTGACGAAACTTCAGGTTCTGGAGCCGTTAAGACCGTTAATAACTACGGTGACGGTACTTCAGACTTTGAAAATTCATGTGGTCTTATCTTCCAGAGAGAGGCTGCAGGGGTTGTAGAAGCCATTGGACCTCAAGTACAAACAACTTCTGGGGATGTATCAGTCATCTACCAAGGTGATGTTATTCTCGGACGCCTCGCAATGGGCGCAGACTATCTTAACCCAGCTGCTGCTGTTGAACTGTACGCTGGTACAGCAACTGCACCTGCTTCATTCGGTTAAGGTTAAACTTTTAACCAACATATGGGGAGTCTTCGGGCTCCCTTTTTTTTTTATAGATTTTTATATGGCTACCTCGACAATTGACACCGATACCGAACTATCCGCAGTGAACTCAATTCTGGGTAGCATAGGTCAATCTCCAGTAACAGAATTAAATTATGAGAATCCTGAAGTCTCATTTATTTACAATATTTTAACAGAAGTTAACAAGGACGTACAGAATGAAGGCTGGCATTTTAACACAGAGTATCATATTAAACTTACTCCAGAAGATACAACTAAGTATATCACACTACCTCTTAACACATTACGTTATGATATTCATGATGGTCTCGCACATAAGACAGCGGATGTTGTGGTAAGAAATGGTAGATTATATGATTTAGTAGATCATACAGATGAGTTTGATACAGATATTTATGTTGATGCTGTTACCTTATATGAATTCAAAGATCTACCTAATTGTTTTCAAAGATATATAACGTATAGAGCTGCAGTAAGAGCTGCCACTCAACTTGTATCTAATCCTCAACTAGCTGCTCTATTAAAAGAAGATGAAGCTAAATCAAGAGCTGCATGTATGGAGTACGAATGTGATATGGCTGATCATTCATTCCTTGGACATGAACATGGTACTAGTTATCGCTCCTTTAAACCTTATCAATCACTTAGAAGATAATGTCAAGTGTAACACAAACAATACATAGTTATACAGGAGGAATATCCCAACAACCTGATTCCAAGAAAATACCAGGACAAGTTGTTGAGGCTATAAATGTTTTACCTGATGTAACTCAAGGACTACAAAAAAGACCAGGAGCTGAATTAGTAGCTTCTTTAAGTGATGGTACATTAAATTCTAATTCCACTGGTAGATGGTTCCATTATTATAGAGATGAAAATGAACAATATATAGGACAAGTTATAAGAGATACAGGTAATGCTACTGACGGTGAAGTTAGGATGTGGAAATGTAGTGATGGTTCTGAAAAAACTGTTGCTTTTGCATCTGGACAACAAGGTGCTATAACTGATTATTTAAAACATACTACCGATTCAGATATACAAACTCTAACTCTGAATGACTTTACTTATATAACTAATCGTACTATAGCTACAGGTATGACAACCGAGGTTGAACCACCTAGACCAAATGAAGCTTATATAAACATAAAAAAGGTAGCATATTCTAGACAATATTCTCTTAACCTTTTTGATGATAATACAACTCAAACTGTAACAACAGCAACTAGGATGACTTGTCATCTAATAGCATCTAGTAATAACTATTGTACTGGTGGTAGTATGGTTGTTCGTGGGGCTCGAGAATATCAGTCACGTAACTCACCAAGTAGATGCACTTCAGCAGCAGGTACAGGAGAGGATTCATTAGCACCAAATACTGGAACAGACATTTTTTCAGTAGGTACTGGAGTTGAATTAACAGACGAAGGTTTATCAGGAAGACATGATTATAAGCTTGCTGTATTTAATACAGATAATCTAAACAATACTGCTAGACGATATACAATAGCAACTAGTGATGTAAATATATCTGCTGATACTATAACTATTACAAATCATGGTAGAGTGACAGGTGATCCTATTTTATATGATGATGTAACTGGTCCAGGTACAGCAATAACTGTCGGTGGTGTAGATTTAAATGAAGAAAATCATTACTTTGTAATTAAAGTAGATGATGATACTATTAAATTAGCTAGTTCTGACGTAGATGCAAATCTTGGTATTGCTTTAGATTTAGATGGTGCTGGTAATAATACCCAAACATTAACTTATGGTCCATCATATCATAGAGATGGTACAGATTGGTACGTCAATGTATATAATCATGGACTCTCAACTGGTGATATTGTAGATTTAAACTTTGAAGGAAGTAGTGATACAGATGGTCAATATACAGTTACAGTACCTGCTGGTAATAGCTCTAGATTTGATATAACAGATCATGCAGGTGGTACTACAACTACACAAAGATTAACATGTACTTATAATAAAGGTGATACAACAATAGATTCTAAAAAAGATTTATATTTTCAAATAACAAATATATCTCAAGCTATACCTCAAGGCGCTGGTAGTAATGTTGTCTATTTTGCACGTTATACTACAACACATGATGTATTATATGGAGGCAGTGGTTGGTTAAAGAATGATTATTTTTATATATGGATGGATGACGGTTTATATCAAATCAATATTACTGAAGTAAGTACAGCTCAAGTACAGGCAAACCTTGGTTTAATACGTCCACAACCTACACCATTTGATACTGATACAACTACTACAGCTGAATTGATTTTAGGTGATATACAGTATGAAATTTTGAACGCAAAAAAATCTGATGGTTCAAATAGTGTATGGTATAATGCATCTTCAGATGTACAAATAATTGGTAATGGTATTTATTTAACTGATGCATCTCCATTTAATGTAACTGCTATTGATGATGAATTATTGAATGTTGTTACTAGTGAGATTCAAAGCTTAGATGATTTACCTCAACAATGTAAACATGGATTTGTTGTTAAAGTAAAGAATAGTGAAGCTAATGAAGATGATTATTATTTAAGATTTGAAGGACAAAATGGTAAGGATGGTAAAGGTAGTTGGGAAGAATGCCCAGCACCTGGTAGATTAGTAGCTTTTGATCCTGCTACAATGCCTGTACAATTAGTAAGGCAAGCTGATGGTAGCTTTGAATTAAGCCAAGTTGCATGGGAGAAATGTCCTGTAGGTAATACTGTAACAGTACCTAAACCTAGTTTTATTTCAACAGTAGCTGGTACAGATGATGATGACGTAACCAAAGATAGATTCATTAATAAGATGCTATTCTGGAGAAACAGATTAGTTATTCTTAGTGAAGAAGATATCATCTTATCTCAACCTGGTGACTTTTTTAATTTTTGGCCAAAATCTTCAATCACATATACAGCTACAGATAATATTGATATATCATGTAGTTCTGAATTTCCTGCTGATGTTTATGATGGTATTCAAACAAACTCAGGTTTAGTATTATTTACAAAAACTAAACAGTTTCTATTAACAACAGATAGTGATGTATTGAGTCCTCAAACTGCTAAGTTAAATGCTATATCCACATATAATTTTAATGAAGCTACTAATCCTATATCATTAGGAACAACAATTGGTTTCTTAGATAACGCTGGGAAGTATTCACGTTTCTGGGAAATGGCTAATATATTACGTGAAGGTGAGCCATCAGTTGTTGACCAAACAAAAGTTGTAAGTAAATTATTTGATAAAGATTTAAATAAAATATCTAATTCTCGTGAGAACTCAGTTATATTCTTTACCAGTAAAGATAAATCAGTTCTTTATGGATTTAGTTACTATGCTTCAAGTACAAAACGTTTACAACAAGCTTGGTTTAAATGGACATTTAGTGGTACAATACAACATCACTGTATATTAGATGATGCGTTATATCTTGTAATCAGGGATGGTGGTAAGGATACAATGCAACGTGTTCCTATTAAAATAGATACTAGCACTTTGTCTATAACAGATGATTTAGATACAACTGATACAACTGATGATATTATATATAGAGTACATCTAGATAATAGTAAAGTTATCACAGCATCTCAATTAGGATATTCAACTACAACTGGTAGAACTGGATTTACTAAACCTGACGGATTCAATAGTACTACAGGACAGCTTGTTGTCTATTGTCATAAAGCAGATTCTACTTCTAGTTCATCACAAGCTGATCAAGATTCAGATCTTATAGGTTCTTATACTACAGCTAGTGTTGTTGGTAATCCTGGAAATTATAATATAGAATGGGATGGTGATTGGACTGGTCATGATATTATTGTAGGTTACTTATTTGATATGGAAGTAGAATTCCCTACTATCTATGCAACCCAAACATCAGGTGATCAAGTCATTTCTCAAACAAATGGATCTTTAGTTGTTCATAGAGTTAAATTAAACTTTGGTGCAAGTGGAATGTATACTACTATCTTAGATAGAATAGGTAAACCACAATACACTGAAACATGGGAACCACCTTTAGCAGATAGTTATAGAGCAAACCAAGTTGGTATTAATGAACAAATAACTCAAACTGTACCAACATATGAGAAGAATAAGAACTTAACTTTAACACTTAAATCAACGCACCCTGCACCCGCTACATTATATTCAATGACATGGGAAGGGGATTTCACCAACGCTTATTATAGAAGTGTCTAAATACATTCACCCACTAACAACAGAGGCAGCTTTTGAGGTTGCCTCTAATTTACTACCAGAAGACCACCGAGAAGTTGAAGAGGGTCATGGACATGATCCTAAGATAATTATACCTTTAGCTGCTCATATGGGGGACTCTGTGTATTTCACCTGTCCTTCAGGAGAATTGACAGGAGTAGCAGGAGTACATGAAGGCGGTCAAATATGGATGCTTTGTACTCCTCATATTTTAAGATATCCAGTAACCTTTGCCAGGGAAGCAAAACGTTATGTAGACAGTAGACAAGAAAAGTTACTTTGGAACATCGTTGATAAACGAAATACAGTTCACCTTAAGTTACTTAGATTCCTAGGGTTCAAATTCTTAAGAGAAATAGAACATGGACCCAACCAATTGACCTTTATCGAATTTTGCCGTGTGTTTAGGAGCACAAGCCAAAGCAGCTAACGAAAATGCTAGGCGACAATATAAATATCAACTGCAAAGACGAGAACAAGAGTGGATGCAAACTCTTTCTCTCACTAAAGTTGAACGTATTCAATACGAACAAGGGCTCAATGCAGCCGATCTTGGGTTAGCTAATGTATATGCTGACATACAAGAGAAACATGGAGATCTTGTAGACCAAGCGATGGCTCAAGATCAAGAAGATTGGAAAGAATTTTTACAAAATAGTAAAGGTGCGAATTTAGCAGCAAGTGGTAGAACTGGTAAATCTATTGATAGAATTAATTCTTTAGATTTAGCAGCGTATTTTAAAGCTGGTTCTGATAGAGCTAATGAATTATCTAAATCAGGTAAAGCATTAAACAGAGCAGGTGCACAAGCAGCAGCTAAAACTAAAGCAAAGAAAATGCAAATGTTTGCTTCACAAGCCTTTATTAAAATGCCTGATATTGCTCCTCCTCCTCCTGTTATGCAAGATGAAGGTGCAGCAACATTTATGGATGCATTAAGTATAGGAACCTCACTACTAGGTATACCTGGAGCAAGTGGTGGTTCAGCTATTCTGAAGGGGCTTAAATTACAATGAACCAATACACATTATTAGAAGGTGGTACAACTTGGTCTGAAGAATTAGATAAGAAAAACCAACGTGCATTAGCACAACGAGATCGTTACAATCAACAAGTTGCACAACAAGGAGAACAATGGGTTGCTGCCCAAGAACAGAAAAGAGATTTATTATTAAAATTAGGGATGGAGCTAGCACCTACTGCTGTAGGACTTGCTCAAGATATAGATGAATCTTTAAAACAAAAAACATTTGATAAACTAAGTTCTTGGAATGTTACAAGTGAGGCAAATAAAATATGGACTAATTATAGAAACGGTGTTATAAAAGATGGACAAGAATTAGAAAGGTTGACAGCGCAAGCGGGGATGACAAATGAAAATATGCAAAAGTTTTTAAAATTATCAGGTAGACAAATATTATATAAACAAGAATTTGTTGCAGATGCATTAAGAACAACTCTATATAAAGATTTACATGAAGATAAAGAATTCCAGCAACTTATAGCTGATAGTGCTGAATTAAATGATGCACAAAGAGCTGCTAAT